TATCATCAACTAATGATTTATATAATTATGAATTTGATGTTTGCGAGGCGTTTTAATGAAGATAAATGAATCAACAAATGTAGCAATGCCTATAAAAAATTTGGCATTTATTTTATCTGTTGCTGTTGCGGCTACTATTGGTTGGTTTCAATTAGAAAATAGAATAGGAGATTTAGAAACTGCTAATAAGCTTTTCCAAGCAGACCTTTTAAAAAAGGCAGAGCAGACACCAAAAAATTTAGAAATTTTTATGCTCTTGGAAGAAAGTTTTAAACAGCTTGAAAAATTGGAAAAAAACCAAGAACAAAATATGACAAACAAAGTAAATATAGAATTTTTAAAAGAACAAATGAATAAGGTTCTTTCTGATATAGAAAAGCTTAAAGATAAACAAAGGAGTTTTGCAAATGGAAACAGTCATTAGCGGTGTAATCGTACTTTGTATGTTTTATCAAGGTGGAATAATAGAGCATACTTATATACAGGATCAAAAGATGAGTTCTTGCCTAAAGGCAAAAAGAACAGTTGAAAGATCAGTAAATCCTGAAAATGTACGTATGCAATGTGGCGAAGTAGATGCTATTATTGAGAAAGACGAATATAGCGATAAAATGAGAGTTGTTAAAATAATAAAAGATAAATACGATTCTTCAGGATATACAAAATAATGAATGATAAAATTATTACTGCATTGTTGGCTATTCTCATCGCACTTGGTGGATGGACGCTATCAAGAACTTTCAGCTTGTCGCAAGATATGGTTCTTATTAAAGAAAAGGTTTCCAATATTGAAGAAACTATCGAGAAGTCTAAAAAGAAGCCAAAGAAAAAAAAGAAGAAAAAGAAGAATAAGGAATGATAAATGAAATATTTAATAACATTTTTGTTTTTAGTTTTATTAATCGGTGGATTAACAGCTTGTACTTTTGAAAATACAAAACAATCTGTTGGTGTTACTACTAATCCATTTAGTACAAAAATGGAAGAAAAGACTAAATTTAATTGGAAAATAACTTGGGGTAAAATAAGACCAAAGGAAGATGATGACGATTAATGACTAGAGGATTAACAACAGCAGTAAAAAACGCATTAGCAGGAACACCTAGCTTTTGTCATTTAGTTTATTTAGGTTTTTCAACACCTGTCAGAAAAACAGATAATGCTTTTGATTTAACAAGTAGCATAGAAGGATCATCAAATACTTATAATGCAGATGGAACTTTAATAGGAATAGGTAATGTTCCTGAATCAAATGCACCTATTAAAAATAGTATTGATATTATGTTTAGTGGAGTAGATCAATCTTTAATTTCCACTTGTTTAAATAACGATGTACTAGGAACTGATTGTAAAATATGGCGTGGAGTTATAAGTAGTGGTGCTTTAATTGCTGATCCTTTTTTATTATTTCATGGAAATTTAGCTGATTTTGCTATTGATGATAATGGAAGTAATGCAAGTTTAGGTTTTACTATCACGAATCATTTTGGAAATTTTGAAAAAGTAAATGGTAGAACAACATCAGATACTTCTCAACAAAGATATTTTTTAAATGATAAAGGTATGGAATTTTCAGCTTTAAATGTAAGAGATATAAAATGGGGCAGAGCATAATTAATTTATATAAACAATTTGATAAGTATAAATATGTTTCTAATGATACTATTTATTATAAAATATTACCTAGTTTAAGATTAAATCAATATAAAACAGATCATAAAACTTATTTTTATAATTGGGCATATTTGAACGATAAAGCTGAAAAAGAATATATAGATACAGGTCATATACAATGTTTTAATTGGAAGTCAGGAAATAAATTGTGGTTATACGATATTCTTATTAATAAAAACTCATTTAAAGTTATGCGAGATTTAATTCAGCATTTTAAACAAGAATTAAAAGTTGGCGATTGTATTAATTGGTTAAGACTTGATGATGAAGATTATGTATATCGAGTAGCAAAAAAATATAAAAGGAGTTATCACTAATGGGTGGAGCGGCAAAAGCAGTAACAAGTGTAGTTAAAACTGTTTCAAGAGTAAGTAAATTTTTCGGACAATATTCAGGTTGGATTTCAGCAATTCAAATTGGAATGATGGTTATATCTTGGTTAAGAAAACCAGATACTCCTGATACTCCAACAATGGAACTTCAAGCTGAACAAAATGCAAAAGGAGTTTTATTAAATAAAATTTCTGCTAATTCACCTATTCCTGTTGTTTATGGAAAGCGTAAAATCGGTGGCAATATGGTTTTTTGTGAAACTTCTGGAGCCGATAATGAATATCTTTATATGATATTTACTTTAGCTGAAGGTCAATGTGAATCTTGCGAAAAAATTTATATTGATGATAAAGAAGTTACTTGGTCAGGTGCTTTAACAGATGGAACTGAAAGAACAGTAGGTAGTGGGGATTCTAATTTTTATAAAGATAGTACGTCTTTAATTTCAGTTACTTGGTATGATGGCGATGACGACCAAACTTATAACACAACAGTGGGTGCTTTATCGTCTTGGACTTCAAATCATCGTTTAAGAGGAATAAGTTATTTAGCTTTAAAGTTTAAATGGAATCAAGATGCTTTTAGTGGATTGCCTAATGTTCACGCACTTTTAAAAGGTCGTAAAGTTTATAATCCTAATTTAGATGGAACTAAAACAGGTGGTTCAGGTTCTCATAGAGAAGATACAGCTTCAACGTGGGCTTGGTCTGATAATCCTGTGCTTTGTACTTTAGACTATATGCGTAATACAAGATTTGGAATGGGAATTGCTAATAGTTATTTTGATGATAATTATGCTGATTGGCAAACAGCCGCAGATGTATGCGATGTTGATGTTACTCCTTATACTTCCGCTAGTGCTATTGATTTAATGGATATGAATGGGGTGGTGGACACTAAACAGAAGTGCATTGATATTTTAAAAATGATGATTAATGGTTTTCGTGGTTATCTTAATTATGCGAATGGTCAATACAAAGTTATTTCAGAATCAACAGGTAGTGCTTCAATTAGTTTAACTGAAGATAATATCATTGGTGGTTTAAAAGTATCAAGTATGGATAGAAACTCCAGATACAATCGTGTAATTGTAACATATATTTCACCAGAAAAATTTTATCAATCCGATCAAGCCCAATTTCCACCTTTAGATGATTCAGGTTTAACAAGTGCGGATCAACACGCAACAATGAAAACTGCTGATGGTGGGTTTTTACAGGAAGGTCGTTTTGACTATCCCACTATTACCAATTCTTATCAGGCACAGGAGTTAGCAGAAGTTATTTTAAGAAGATCAAGAAATAATTTGAACGTAGCTTTAAGATGCGATGCAACAGGTTTAGATTTAATGGTTGGGGAATTGGTAAATGTAACTCATTCAACACCATCGTTTTCTGCTAAAACATTTAGAATACAAGGTATGCAAGTTAATGCAGATTTAACTGTTGAATTACAATTAACAGAATATCAAGCTAGTTATTATACATTTGCTACACAAGCACAAGCGGCAACTATTCCTGATACTACTTTACCTAATCCATTTTCTGTTGCGGCTCCAGCATCAGTTACATTAACAGATGAATTAATAGAATATTCAGATGGAGTTGTTTTAACAAGATTAAATATTGTTGTTGGAGCAAGTACCGATAAATTTGTTCAATACTATCAAATTGAAACTAAAAAAACTTCTGAAAGTGATTATAAAGTTATCGCAAAAGGATTAGCGTCAGTATTAAATTATCATCAATTAAACGTAGTTGATGGAATAGAATATTCAGTTCGATGTAAGGCAATCAATAGTTTAGGAGTTTCATCAGGTTATACAACAGCTACAAGAACCATCGTAGGTGCCACTGATACTCCAGCCGATGTATCAGCGTTATCGGTATCAATGGTTGGTTCAAATCAAATGCAGTTATCTTGGCCAAGCGTGGCAGATTTAGATGTAAGTTATTATTCAATCAGGTATCAAGATGTAACAAGTGGTGCTGGTTGGAACTCATCAACAAACTTAACACAAGTGGTTAGAAGAAAATCAAATAGTGTTACTATTAATGCCAAGACTGGAGCATTTTTAATTAAAGCGGTAGATAAGTTAGGAAACGAATCAGATAACGAAGCGATTGTTTATACTAATATTTCAGGACTTGAACATTACAAAGATGTTGCAACTTACAATGAAGAAACTGTAAGTGCAATTACAGGACAAAGTTGGGAAGGAACTTTTGATGGAAATTGTGTTAAAGGACAGGATTCATCAGATAATTTTATAGCAACTTTAGATACGATATTACTTTGGGATTCAGCA